TGCAAAAAAGCTTGTTTATATACTGCGGGGCATGGGGCGTTTAATAATGTGCAACAGGGCAGAATAAATAAAACGCGGTGGTATATTCAAGAACGCGACACATTTTTAGATAAGATCAGAAAAGAAATAGACGCGTTTATTGTAAAAGCTAAAAATAAAAATTTAATACCTTGTATTCGTTTAAATGGTACTTCCGATATATCATGGGAAAAAACAGGATTAATGGAAGAATATAAATTAATTCAATGGTACGATTATACGAAAGTCTATAAAAGGGCGTTATCTTATATTAATGGCGAGTTGCCGAGTAATTATCATTTAACTTATTCACTAAATGAGGACAATCGCAATAATGCTTTTGATATATTAAATCGCGGTGGCAATATCTCGGCAGTATTTAGAAAATCACTTCCAAAAAAATATAATGGATTTAAGGTTGTAAATGCTGACGCTCACGATTTACGATTTCTCGACGGCGATAATATTATCGCAGGACTTTTAGCAAAGGGAAAAGCAAGGAATGATTATTCTGGTTTTGTGCTTGACAATTAATTATTCCCATGTTAATAGGATAATAACAGAAAGGAACTTATATGAATAAAGATGATATAAGATTAAATAAAGCTAAACGCGAGGCAATTAAAAAAGCTTGGCGTGATACTACATTAAAAACACCGACACAAAAAGATACATTATTACAAGACGCGGTTGATACTTTTAGAGAATTAGAGCAATCAGTTTGGGATAATGTCATTTATCCGACTGTAACAAAAAATTTTCCGCAAGATGAAATGCAAATATTAAAAAAGTATTCTCGCAGTAGTGGTGGTTATAGCAGTTTTGCACAATACGATAATTGTTTTTATTTTAAACCTAGTTTTGAAGATAGACAAGAAACTCAATATTGTTGGAATTATAACCGCGACGATATGACAGCATTATATTATAATGATTTGATGAGCGTGGGCGTTAATCCTAACTTGTATTATGAATTTGAGGGAAAAGACAATAATCCTCATTATTATCAACAAGACCAAGAGTTAAAAGACGCGGTTGATAATTTAAAAGTTGCTAAATATACAGGGCAACAAAATTATAATAATTATCACGACGCGGATATAAATGAAAGCGATATTGGTAATCTTGGCGGTCATTATTTATTAGTGCCTCAAGGCAGTTGTCATTCTCGCGTTATGATGATTAATAGTGAAAGCGATTTTGAGCAATTAAGGGCTTTTAATAAATCAAAAACTATTATGCACAATGCACAAAAAGATATTTTCAAAGAGAAAATAGAAGATATAAAAATTATGAATAATATTGTCGACCAATCTAAGTTTTTAAGTGAAGTTAAAAAGTATTGGCCAGATTTGGAACAATGTGTAAATTTTGACGCTGACGAAATTGGGACAGCGATTTCAATCATATCGGAAGAAGCAAAACAACGATTGCTTGATAGTGCAAAATTAAGACAAGCACAGCGTGAT